CTGTAGTAGTCAATGACGAATTGTTTCTCAGCCTGAGTAAGAAAAACTGATTTTTCATACTCATCAAGAACAAGGTCATATCTTGATGTTCCTTCTCCAAAGAATCCTTGATTTGCATAGGAGTTCAGAAGGGTATCAAATTCTTCACTAAGTTGCTTGTTATCCATAGTTATTCACTTCTTTGTCCCACAGTAATCTGATTCTGCAATTGAGCCTGTCCAGACTGGTCAGTTGCATATCCTGCCTTTGCAAGTTCAACAGCCCTTTGAACAATTTCATCATGCAGCTCTTCATTCAATTCGCTCGTCCTTGGAGAGGAAAGTCCGTCAATAGTCAAGCCCCTATGTATCAATGATAAGTCTGATACAATAATTGGCTTGGGATATCTTACATATCTTACCGTATATGTCTTTGTATATTCAGCATCACCAGTAGTAGTAATGAGTTCAACAATGTCAGTTCCTGAGTAAAGCCTCCACGCCTGATTCTTCATTGGCTCTTTGTAGGGCTTTGACATCAGTCTTGTATACTCTTCAAATGAAAGAGGAATTACCTGACGATAAAATGTATGCTCTCCATCAGAGAGTGCAAGTGTATCGTTAAGTATTGCAAGGTATGATGATGGGAACACATAAAGTGTTGACCTACTATCAAACTTGACTCTTTCATCAGTACTTACTGATAGATTGGCAGTTTGAATGAGAGCAGAAAAGTCAGCTTGCCTTTTCATGCTCCCATCCATGCCTTCTTTATATTTATTCCCATTGGGGTTAAGGTAATCCTTAACAAGTTCCAACTGGCCCTTAGTCAGGTAGTATGAAATTTCATAGTCATTCATACCGGGAGCAGCATTGCTCATAATGTTATTGAAAAGCACACTAAACCTGTACTTGAGCTCAGTCTCATCCATATTACTTGCTTTCTTTATATTGGTTTACCTTAGCTTCAATGGTAAATCTAAGTTCTTGATTCTTTGGCTCATTAAGGAATGCTGCGGCAACACTCAATGTGGGCTCTCCCTTTGAGCAGAGAGGAACGCTTCCCTCACGAAGATAAAGCTGTCCTCCACGATTTGAAATAACTCCAGCCTCAATGGCATTCCTTATAAGAACCTTTGTGTTGAGCATCGGGTCTTGAACAACCTTGAGGAACAGTTTGGCATCATTTTGAATGAGTTCATCAATCTTGTTAGCCATTGCATCAAGGTTCATTGTAGCTGCTGTAGGACGAGCAGTAATTGTTTCAATTACAACCCTCATTACATCAGCATCATTTTCAATCTTACCGTATTCCTTATACGCAGCCTTGGTAGCATCAATCCTTCTGCGATTTACCTTATTCTCTTCATCCTCACGCACCATTACATACTCGTAGGTGGCTTTGGGATTTGTTTGCAATGCCTCAAGGTTGGGGGCAATTGCATTACTGTTGTGAAGAAGTATCTTATACTTGATGTAATCGTTAGGATTACTCAAATCAAGATAACTGTCTTCTTTTGGAAGAACAACCATTTGCTTTTTCCAGTAGTTGTCATGTGTCTTGAATACTGAAAGGTCATTGTCCTGAAGTCCAAGATAGTATTCAAGGTAATCTTTTTCTTCTTTTGTAAGGACATCAACCAGTTGTCCATTCCTTAACTGAGGAACAACATACTTTCTTACTGAGCCTTCAGCCATACCTCCGTAAAGAACATGTTTGGGATTGTTTCCAACCATTGAGTTTTCACGGGGAATGTGCTTAATAACTACTTTTTCATTTCTAAGGCAGCTTACAAGCCCCTCTTCACTTTTTGCCATTTTCTTCTCCTTTAATGACGGTTAATAAAAATTGATGAGGGGTGAGGTGTTATCCTCACCCACTCATCTATATAAAGACTACTGGAGGATGGAAGGAATGATGGATACCATCCGAGTAGGGTCATAAACAATAGCACCGAGAGTTGTCATCCTATGCACAGTGCAGGAATCCTCATCGTGCGACATGTTCATGTTGCTGATTTGGCCAGTGAAAGGATTACGGAATCCCCACTCATAGCCCCAGAACTCAGGCTTACCCTTGAGAGCAACTTTCTGAATGTTCGGGACATCCTCAGCACCAATGTACCAAATGTCAAAGCGATAGGAGAATGCCACACCACCTTCGGGATGATAAATCTTATTACGAACCTTATCATCATAGAAGGTATCAACATCAAGCTTGACAAACACACCATTAGGAGCCTGCCACTCAGTAATCTGGTAATCAGTCATGCGGACTGCAGAATTAGTGAAGTTAGCAGTGGTCTTGGAGAGTGCAGGAGGATTGTTCTCAGAGTACTGAAGACCCAGAGGAAGCCATCCAGAGCCAATAGCTTGGGCAGCCCTGTTGAAGAGGAGTGCTCCACGCTCACCAGTCTTGATGATGAACTTACGGTTACCAAATGCAATCTTACCCTCAGAGAGTTCATAGAGAGCATCAAGGATGTAGGTCATAATGGAAGAAGTGTCATTGTAGTAAACAACATTTCCAGCCTCTGCCTGCTCGAAGATACCAGAACCCATGCGAATAACATTACCAGACTTACCAAAGTTCAGATACTCACCATTGGCATTGCGGTTTGCACGACCAAAGGCAAGAGCCCTGTTCTTGTAGCCAGCCCACTCAAGAGCAAGCTGCCAGTCAACATAATGCATCCACATCTTGTCAACAGACTTAACCTGCTGACCGTTCTTTCCCTCTTGAACCATCGGAATACCGAAGGCAAGCTTCTTATTGTACTTATTACCGGGAACCTTGTGCTGGATACGCAGAGTGGTCCACTCACCACGCATGGAGACAGGAGCTGTGAACCTGATGTCACCAACCTTACGGGAGAGCTCCTTCTCAACGGGAGCATACTCAACGGAGAACCTCTCACCAAGGAGAAGCCTCTCAGCGGGAACACCAGCAGTGTTGCCACCCATCAGCTCGGTCTTGTACACATAGTTAGTGCCTTCCATCTGAGGGTCACCAAGGACACGGAACATATATTTCTCATTGAGGTTACCAACAATAACCTCACCGTCAGCAAACCAAGCTTCGCCGAACACAAGGTAAATAGGAGCACCACCAACTCCAGCATTGTCGGACTCATCAGTAATGACACAACCACTATCATCACGAGCCTCTACGAGAGGAATATTCCGACTGGCTGAAGCAAGCACATCCCAGAAAAACTCATCGTCCGACTCAAACTCCCTCGTAGGGAACTGAGCAAGGAACGACTCAAGAGTGTTGCCCATGTTGTAAGCTTGCAGTTGCACGATGACATCAGCAGCTCTCTGAGGCTCACTCTGGAACAATGCTGAAAGGTGGTTGTCAGTGGTCATGCCAGCCCAACCATTGAATCCCAGCATTTGATACTTGTTTAGAGTAATTTTACCTGCCATAACAGTTTAACATTTTTATTATTAAATATCAAGTCTTTTCCTTCTTGTAGAATGCCCATAGTCATCAGTGTCACCACCTTCCGAATAACGGAAACTACCACCTTGGGGTTGTCCTTGAATCCTTTGTTCAATCTCTTGAAGATTTCTTTTGACTTTCTTATTAACGCTTTTATCCAACAGATTGCCCATTTTGGTAAAACCATCAGTAAGTGCATAAATGGTTCCAAGCATTACCCTGAACTCTACGGGATGTTCATCAGCATATTGCTGAACTGCGGTAAGCTTCTCTCCATCCTCATTTACCTTGACAGTTTTAATCATTGCATCATAGGCTTTCTGCCTTGTGTTTCTGTCAATAGGAATGTCATCAAATAAGGTATTCTTGTCGAGCATTGCCTTCTTGAACTCCTCAGCTTCCTTCTGAACCCTTTGTTGTTCAGCTTTAGCCTCGGCCTTTCCAGCTTCAACCAATCCATCGTATTGGGCTCTGAAGTAGTTGATAACTGAATCAAGGGCATCTTTAGCATCTTCAATGTCAGTACCATCAGATGACACTATCCTTTCAACTTGTTTGTCAGCCCTATCTGGACTGAATCCCTTGTTAATGTAGTCTTGTCTGATGATGCTCTTTCTGAGCCTGCTGCCCTCTTCAGTTTCTGCTGTAAGTTGGTCTTCACTAATTCCCTCAAGGTTACTGATTACTTTCTCATACCTTGCAATTGTTGAAGGCTGTACTCCTGCATCAAGAGCTTCTTTGACTCTCTTGGTTACATCATCAAGTCTTGCATTTACCTCATCTTCAAAAGCCTGTGAAAACGAGTCTGCATCATTGACCTCATTAACAGTTTTCTCATCAAGGAATTGAAAGAGACCATCACCATATAAGGCTTGGGCAAAGGATGAATAAAGGTTTGAACCTTTGGGAGAAGAACCTGCACCGTTTGGCTTGGTCTCTTTTTCTTCCTTGTCATTATCTTCATCATCCCCTACGCTCTCTGGGTTATCATCACCATCTCCAAACAAATCTTCAGCAGTGACTTCCCCCTCAGGGAGTTTGTTTTCTTCTTGCTCTGGGTTTTTATTATCCTTCTCAGGACTTTCTTTCTCTGCACCCTCGTCAACATCATTTCCGAAGATGTCTTCAGCTTCAACAAAGTTACCCATTAAAACTTCGCTGTTGCTAAACAGTGAATCGTTCATATTATCTTCTCCTTTAATAATTAAACTCAAACAAAAATACCCAGTTTATGCATATGACACAAACTGGGTTAATAAAACATTAACTTTATATACTATTTGTAAAGAAGTTCCCTACAATGTTCACATAGAAATCTTTCAGTAACTTCAAACATCTGTTGGGTAATATCTCCTACCAGATATTGTATTTCTTCCCCGAAAGGATTGATGCCCTCAGCTATGCTTATATGTGATGCAAGATGGCCTACTTCATGTGCTAAAGTGTTTGAGAACTCTGATGCACTTGATGACTTTTCAAATATAATTACAGTTTTCCTCTGAATGAGATTACTGTGCGTAGAGGCAAAGTCATATACATCATCATCAATTGATTCCTTGACAATAAGTATGTCCTCTTCATCACAACCCAAATCAATCAAATCATTCAGAATATCTTCTGATTGATAGAAAGATATTGAGTAGTATATCTTTACGCACCAATTGTATTTATCCAATGTGAACTCTTGTACAATCATATCATGTCCTCCCAGATTATTGGTTTTCCACTTCCTATGCAATCAGCATAAAAGCGTGTAAACACCATACCATCATACCCGTCAGGGTCATTGAGAGTATCATCAATATACTTGATAAG